CGCGACATTAATGCTGCCCGTAATATCAAAGCTGCCGGGCTGGCAGTGTTAGCCCACGGAGAGTTTGTAAAACCCGCAGCGTAAATTGCGCTGAAGGTAGAACTCGGTGAAGTGGGAATCCCCGTCCTTTAGGACGAGGAGCAGCCAAGAATTATCCTTGAATTGGGTAAAAGAGAAACCGGTTTCAGGTTTTTCGGTTTCCCCTAGCTTACCTCACCACTGTGACATAACAACCCCGGCTTGCAGATGAAATATGTGCGGTTTTATCCATCGCTTATCCGGTGTACCATCGGATTCATAACTGTATGTAAATACAGTATTTTCATATAAAAACCAATCACATCAATATGTAACGCACTAATTAAATAGCTTTATTTTAATGCATTACAATCAGCTTTAATGTATTTTCCTATCATCAGCACCCCTAACAGCACCCCCAATACACCCCGAAAAGTGGTTACTCTATGGCCTATTACAGTATCGAAAAAAGAACCAAGGCAGATGGCACTACCAGGTATAGATGCACAGTCGGTGTGCGTGAAAAAGGCCGCTATGTGTTTCGTGAAAACAGAACCTTCACTAAGCAGACGCATGCCAAGACGTGGGGAATTAATCGTGTAGCTGAGTTGGAAAAGAATGGCATCCCCAATGCCAGTGATGCTGACAGGATCGCAGTTGCTGAACTGATTCAAAAATACATCGATGATCCAAAAACTGGTGGCAAGGCTGGCAAGGATAAAACATCCACCCTTACAAAATTGCTTACGGCAGAACTGAGCTTTTCGACTCTTTCAAAGTTACAAGCGAACGACATCATTGAGCACTGTCGGCGTAGAGTTGCCACCGGTACCTCACCATCAACGGTTTCCCATGACTTGAGTTACCTTGGCACCGTATTAAAGGCTGCTAAGCCTATATACGGCATTGACTACACCGCCAACCCGATCGACGAGGCAAGACCTCTATTGTCTAACATGGGGTTAATTTCAAAATCCAATAGGCGCTCACGCAGACCAGATAAGACAGAGATCGAAATTCTAACTGAAGCACTTCAGAAAAGGCAGGATCACCCCCGCGCAAGAATTCCCTTTGTGGACATTTTTAATTTTTCCATACTTTCTTGTATGCGTATTGGCGAAGTTTGCCGCATAGAATGGGATGATGTTGACTATGTTCAAAAGTCGGTATTGGTAAGAGATAGAAAGGATCCGAGAAAGAAGATAGGAAACCATATGAGTGTCCCTCTCCTGGGAGAAGCTTGGAACATAGCCATGCGCCAGAAGAAAACATCAAAATTAATTTTTCCCTTTAACGAAAAATCAATTAGCGCAGCTTTTGTGCAAGTAAAAGAGAAAGTAGGGGTAGAAGATCTGCGTTATCACGATCTTAAAAGAGAGGGTGCCAGCAGGCTTTTTGAGGCAGGTTTTAGCATTGAAGAAGTTGCTCAGGTCACCGGCCACAAAAATCTTAATACATTATGGCAGGTCTATACTGAGCTGTATCCGAAGTCACTACATGAGAAATTCGCAGCGCTACAGGAGGCAAAGAAAAAGTAATGAACAGCTTCACGATATCTGGCATTCAGATCTTCGTTCTGACAGAAAATGAGCGGTTTCCAAAACCAGGAAGGGATAGCGCCTCGATGTTTGCTATCCGTGAAGATGAGGAACACCAGCACTGGCTGTACACATTGCACGATCAGCGTTGGCCACTCGTTTCAGATACTCCTTTTAAAACCCAGGGACTAGCCATTGAAGCCGCGCTCGATTTCGAGATCACTGACCTCTACAAGAAATAGCCGGGGTCCATCCCGGCTTCTGAAATTAATATAGTGCTATTCCTACTGCCGAACACTAATTCAATCGTAGATAGTCACAAATCTGCTTAATCTCAGCATCACTGAGTACCTTGAAGTAAATAGCAACAAATGAAATTAGACGATTACCAGTCAGAATACCCGTTGTTGCGCGGCGCGAAAATTGAAAAACTGATTCAACAAAAATGAGAACTGCAAGCACGGTGAAAATTCTCACATTAGTTCAGGGGTTATACCAAAATGGCGGGTTGTCATTTCTATCTACTTTGACTTGATAGCTCCTGTCTCCGCAAACTGGGCAGCGGGGCGGGCTATAAAAAACGCTCAATGAGTCAATCTCTTTATCCGTTTCCTCGCGAAGTTGGTTACTGCCATCTTCAGCTACAAACTCTATGGACTTGCGGATGTAGGGCAATTTATCAACCTCACCGCACGCGATACATTTCATAAAAATCATCATGATTAGCCAGCCTGTTGCCAATTGATGTTGGTGATGTAGAACTCACAAATGGGCAGATTAGAAATATTCATCTGCACAATATAAAAATCAGCAGCTTTAGCGATATTTTGATAGTTAAGCGTCCCGCCATGTATGAACCTGGACTGACCCGCAGGCAATCCATTCAACTTAATCGGGGCCTGAATTGTCGGAATCGCCGTAAAGTTTGGTCGTCCTGATGCGTCATAAGATAAAATTCTTGCTGCTTCTTGCGATAGATAAAACTCACCAGCTATAGCCGCATTGGCCGTTATGCCTATGTCAGTACGGGGTAGATAGTGGCTTTTGTTACTCGTCATTTGCAGGCCGATAATAGTTGACCCTCCGCCGACTCCCACTTTTTTAACCACTCGTAATGCCTTGGCTCCATTAAAGTCAACAACGCTAATCTCGGCAAATTGTGTGCTGTAGAGCGTGGAACTTGCATTAATCCCACCGCCACCGACAAACCATTTATCTTTAAAAATTCCTGCTGCAAACGATCGATCAATCACGTTAGGTGCGGACTCATCAACAACCCCGATAGTCGCGCTGTTATTCCTGTTTAGATTTGGCTCAAAAATAATGTTTTTGTTGGCTATCGACTTTTTTGGCTGCATACCGTAAACAAATGTCTTATCAATATTTACCTGCCCGTTACCGTCTACAAATGCAAAATAATCATAGGACTGGTACTGATTTACGTTAAGAATTATTTTTCCGCCGATAATGTTGATGCCAGCCAGGTCACCATGACCAACAGTGACGAATGGGGCTAGATTCGGACAGTTTTTGTTGGCGAACTCAATGTGGCATCCCAGGAGTTCAATTTGCCCATTGCCTGTGTAAATTTGCGACTTGCTCGCATCATTTGCACCGGAGTAATCAAGCGAGGTTCCAAACAGCGAGATGCCAAAGTTATGATTACGAAAATCAATAAGTTGCAAGCTATTGTAAAGCGCTCCACCGATGAAACGAATATTCTCCCCCGAATCATCCACCCCCGGCTCAATATCCATGCACATTCCACCACTGAGCACGCACCCCCGGTATTCAATCAAATAGGCGTGGCTGCCGTACGAGATGCAGCGCTGAAAATCCTTCACTTTCACATTATCGACGATTTTTTGGTTTCCAACTGCGGGGTCAAACAACACGCCTGCGCGGCCATCTAACTTACCTCCACCGATGAATGCTATATTGCGCATAATGAATGGGTCAACTTGCAAACTATCACTGTTTGTATAGTTAACCGTCATTACATGCCCGGATGTCGATGCTTCATTAAAATAAAACTGGCATTCATGGCCATCTAGCGACACATAGGCAAAATCAATGATGCCGAGGGCAGAACTGAGCTTGTATTTTTTATTTATCGCATCAACGTGAAAATTCATGCCCAAGCGCGCTGGTGACGTTAATGCGTTACGAATGGCATTGGCATCATCAGATAGGCCATCGCCAACAGCACCGAAATCCTCAAGCGTGTACGTGTTTGTTGTCAGCCGGCGCAGCCAAATCCACTCACTGTTGACTCTAATTATCATCCCGCCATCATCATTGAACTCGGTGTTTTTTAACGCAACGAATTGGCCACCACCGATAGGTTTTTTTAATATATCGGTTAATGCATAGTAGCTGACGACATCAATCAATTGGCCATGCACCGATGGGGCAATGTCACGCAAGGTAGCAATATCAGGACAGCGCCCTATAAGTTTAAGTCCATCTATAGCTGACGCTTGTTGACGAAAAGTTAAGTCGCTAACGTCTACCCAAGCGTTTGATGCAAAACCTCCTGTTGTTTCAGGAGTTGATCCAATAGGAACTTGTTTCGGGTATAAACCACGCCAGGAATAAAATGAATTATTAGACTCCAAACGTAGTGCCTGGCTAACAAGTGTCAAGTTTGCGCCTTGTTCGAATGAATCAAGGGGAGCAAATCCAGACTGTCTGATCGCTTCATCAATTGCTTTTTTGGAATCCTCATATGCTGTTTCTGCTGCTTGTTTCGCTTCCCATGTATATTGCTCAATATTTTTTTGAGCACCCGTTATTTCATCGATACGCTCAGCTACCTGCTTACGAACAGTCGGGAATGGTTTATTAAAGCGGTCATGAGCTACATCCTCATCACCATTTAAAAAGTCATCATAAGAAAGGGCATTATCATTTAGGTCCTTCATGCTATTAGAAGGCCGTGGGTTTAACGTGTTATATCGTTGCGACATATATCACCTTATGAAAACTCTTCAATAATTACTATGCCTGATGCGCCATTCCCGCCTTTCATTGCAATACCTGAGTAGCCACCATCGTATGCACCACCACCGCCCGAGCCAGGCGCTTCGCCAGAAATCCCACCACCTCCACCAGCACGCCCACCGCCGCCGAAATATGACGCGCCGCCTTGTCCGCTTACAGCAATAAGTCCAGATTGCCCATCGCTACCATATCCACCAATGAGGCGGATATCTCCGGTAGTTGCCACTCCTCCAGCACCGCCATTAGTATTCGAAACACCGGATTTTCCGCCACCATTACCGCCAGGTGCCGCCAGAACTGTGGAAAATGAAGTGGTTCCGCCATTCGAACCATTGGAGGCCGCTGTGCCGCCAGTACCTCCCGAGCCAATGACCACGGGGTAATTTGCTGCGCCTGTTAAGGTAAACATCGAGATAACAGTCGCACCCGCACCACCGCCCGCACCGAAATATGTTTCATTGCTCGAGAACGCTTGACAACCACCCGCACCGCCACCACCGCCAACCATGGTAATTCTGACTTTTTTAGCCAAAGGGTCAGGAATATAAACCCCATTATTGATGAATACTTTTTGACCCAATAATCTACCAATACCTACTATTTTTTGTATTGCCTTTAAAATCTGACCATCATCTTGAGGATTAAGAGTAATTTCCGCACTTTCAACAATATTTACCATTTCCCTTTGCCACGTATTAAAAATAGCCGCTTCAAGAATGGTCGGTGGTACCCCTTGGGCCACATTACCATTCGTAAACTCTGCATTTTGGTCTGCTGTTTCTGTAACACTACCAACTTTTTGCATGACAAATCCTCGCTGATGAAACGATTAATAATGATGATTAAATGGGTTTATATATTGCCTGAGGCTATATCGAATATTTCGGCAAACTCAGGTGTCACGTTATAAACACCCTCATCGTTAAAGCCGAAGTTGATGTAACCGAATTTCACGATAGTGTGCGACGGAGCCAGGGCATTCATGCGGCATTCAAGTTGCCGGTTGCCCCAGGAGCGCAGTGGATCGCCGCAGTAGCTCATTCCCGCACGCGCGTAGGTGATCGTGGTTTCCTCAGCCTCCACCAGCCACACGAACGGCCAGTCATCGCCGTTGAGCCCGTCCCCACAGACAGAAAGCCCCGCGCGCGCCTGGCGGTATTCATTGATTGTGATGTTGTAACCCAGCGCCCGGGCTATGCTGACAAAGTACGTCCTGGACTGGCCGCCCGTACTAATAAATTTTGACACCACAGCCGCCTGGCGTTTGGCAATCGTGTCTACCTCACCGATTGAGCAATCATCTGGCAGACCGAGCGTTTTCTCCCATTCGGTCAACAGGATCGTGGCTGTTTCAGGAAATGCGCCGATTAAGAGCGCTATCGCATCATTGTCACTGCGCAGGAAGGCATTCGCTAATGCCCGGATAACGGCAGCCTGGACACTGTCTGGATCGCGTGGCCACGCCAGGCCGGTTGGTATCAAAGCCTGCAGCGCTTGCTGGTAATTTTCAGCGGTAAACTGGCTCATGTATAATTCACCTCACCGCGTACTGGCAGTTCTCCCACGCTAAGCTCAATATTCGCCGCCGGAAAAACCAGGATAAAGCCCGCTGTACCATCAATGTCCCCGATCACCCTGTTCAGGTCAGAAAGAAAAATCTTTCCACCACCGACAGGGGTGCCCCATTCAAAAAATACGTTGTCGATCGCGGCAGCTATCGCCGCTGTAATATCACTGCCGACATGAGAAATACCGTTGATTTCAAAATCGACCGCTTTGGGTACCGGTGAACAGACATAGACTAGGGCCGTCACGGGTGCCCGAGGGTATATGTAATCCGCTACACGCCCCTGATCCCCTGTCGCTTTCTGCGCGCCCCAGTCATCCAACTGGGATATACCGTCAGTCCCAACAGGAAATCCATGGTTAGTTTCATCGTTGCCATCGCACATGATGTATACCCCAACGGTTCCGGCCCCCATCAGCCGTCGTTTAGGCCAACAGCGCGTAACACCAGGCACAGCCAGCGCCCATTGCTCATAATCCGTATCACTGCCGCCTTGCGGTGGGTTTTGGTACGCCAGCAGCATGCGGGCGCGCAAACTTTCCTGCGTTTCAATGTCTGCGCCGCCGGTCGCTGGTTCGATCATTACGCCACTGACGTCAATGCCGGGCAATGAGATATCGAGCGACAATGACGTTCCGGCATCAGCATTGCCGTCAATACCGCCGCCTGTCGGCACATCAATAATATCGGGCAAGATTGCGGTTAGTTTTCCATAACCTGTGCCATCGGGGCCGATCGTCACAGCATCGATAAGACTGTAGCGATAGCCATCGCCACGGCGCAACACTGCCCCTTTACTTACCGGCGCCCCTACAGTGCCGCTGAACTGATACGACGGAGTCGATGCGGGATTGGCAGCATTTTGGTAGACACTTTTCAACCCGGCCCAGCCGGACAACCATTCGTCCGTTGCGTTAAATGGGGTTGCCTGCAGCGCGATATAATCCAGATAACCGTAATGCAGATGCGCCAAGCCGGCATCGGCATCCGCCAGCACCCGCATATTGGAAAAACGCAATAACGCGCCGGTGTTTCTGAGCTCTGATTGAAGCTGTGTGCGGTTCTTCTCGCGCAGCTCGGTTAATGTAGGCCGCTTGAATGGCATAATTTATTGCTCCCAAACCCAAAAAAAGCGCATATCCGTATCGTTACCATTCCCCGGTCTTTGATAGCGGATCACCATGTTCAGTCGGCGCGGATAAACGATCTGAGTAGCGACAGAAAATGACGACACCACGCCATCCGTCACAAGCCATTGCAGGGCCTCCCGGGAGTAATCTTCAGCCTTTTGCGCGACCGCCTGAGTCAGTTTCTGCCGTCTCAGCAACCACAGGCGGGAACCAATATCATTTTCCTCGTCGGCATCCCCCCACCAACCCCGGCGATCATCACCATCAATATCGTCATCATCACGGGCTACCCGATCGGTAAACAGGCTGATAATGATTGCGGTCTGCAGGTCGTCGCCGTTGACCAAATCGCCGCGCCCCTCTCGCCAATCAGCCGCCAGGCGTTCGACGTCCCAGAAAGAACTGATATCACTCATTCAACAGGCTCCCCGGGTTTCTCGCTGGTTTTCTCATCGTTGCCGCTCTGGACGTTCTTCACGACGTGGTTATGATCATTGTGGCCATCACGCAAGGCCTTCAACGTGGCGCTGTTGCTGTCGCAGTTGTCGATGACGTCACCTGTCACTTCAAGGCGTGGCGTATCGAGCCGAATTTTCTCTGTTGCGGTGACCGTTACCGTTGTTGCGTTGCTAATCGTCACCGGCTGACCATTTGCTTCGACTTCAATACCGTTCTCGGTCAGCTTTATGAACATGTCCCACTGGTTATAAATGACCGTTTCACCGGGCTTTAAACCAGATTGCCGGTATTGTTGGTTGTTGCTGGCCACTATCACAGCACTGGAACGATCCCCGCCCAGATAGGCGAGCACAACATCGGTACCCACCGGCAGACCTGAAGAAAAGCCAAATTCAGCCATACGCGGAGTTTCACCCCGCACTTCCAGCGGCGTCTGATACTGAAGCTTTTGTATGCCACCAGCGTCGCTGTGTGCAGTGATCCGACCAATGCCGAGCATCATGGACACGCGCCGGCCGAGTTGCCTCAAAATATCGCCACTCATCAATTAAGCTCCTGCACCTGGCTATAAAATTGGTATGGTTGAACCGCGAACGCCTCAGGCGGCATGAGCACCATCCGCGCCGTTGTCCCCTCCCAACCATTACGAATAAAGGTCACTTCAGAGAGGAGCCACAGCTCATCAGGGAGTCCGAACGTAGGGATCTTGATTGGGATAAGGGTATTGGGCTCCCACAGCTTGCCGTCTTTGTCACGCCAGCTATCCACCGTCACCTGCAACTGCCTTGACCGGCCATAGCGTCGGTTCATTTCCCAGTCGATGCAGCTTTGCGCCTGGCCATGAGAGTTCATCGTGCTTTCAACAATGATTATGCGGTTGCGATACCGCATTTTTGCCGCTTCAGGATCACGCGCCTTGGCCAGTGTTACCGCTGAATATCCACTGTCTGGCGAGAACTCCATTGCGGGTGTCATCGACATCGATACACCGACATAGTCGGAAAACCGCTCGTCCATCGAGTCCATCAATGACGCAGTTTCAATGTTCTCACCTTGAGCCACACCGCTGGCAGCCTTGCGAGTACCCACCCGGGTCAAACGCAGATCACCTTCGGGCGTATCAAAATAGAGCAATGCAGCCCACCGGCAGATCCTGTCGATAATTTCTTGCGATGACTCGCCCCAGTTCAACGTGAATTGCGGTACCGTCACCAGATCGGTTACGTCAGAGGAAACCTTTATGCCGTAGGGCGTCGCCAGGCGCTGGGCAATTTGCAGCGCGTTGGCCTGGCTAATGACGTTATTGGGCCATTCTGCTGAGCAGTCCACCAGGTCCTGGCATTTGTTCCGCCCGCTTGCCCTGACTTCATGGCGCGATTTTGACAGCGTCGGAGACCACCGATCGATGTATCCCGTTATCACCAGATCGTTACCCAGCATGACCTGGCACGCGTCCCCCTTTTTTACGAGTTGTTTCTCGTCTGTGCCCGGGTAGTAATCCATCAGTGACAGGTCGAAATCAGAGGGTAAACGTTCAATACCGCGCGTCACCCTGACTTCGTCCCATCCCTGAATGATTTTGTTGCCTACCTTCAATATCAGTTCATCTTTCATTTTCGCAGCGCCCTGAATTTTGTCGGCATAAAGGCTGGGTGGCGCGGCTGAACCGACTGCACCAGCTCATCACCGCGCGCGGCATCCTGATAAAGGCGATTGGCCAGCGTCAACGCGGGCAACGATGCAGACATTACAACTTGCGTCAGCGAACTCAGCTCTGCACCTTTCTGACCGTATGCATTGACGAGGGCGTTTCGGGTTTCCAGAAGATTGAGATAGTCATCATCGTCGCCAGCATCGGCCGCCATCAGTAAAACGTCATCCAGCGTGTCGCAGACGCGGTTTAACATCAAAATGGCATCGTCATAGCTTGAGGGCTCATAGTCTGCTGCCACTACCGCCAGGGCGCCGGCGGATAAAACGCAAAGCAGGATCGTGGCACTTTGAGCAATGGTATTTTCAGCATCCGTCGCATAAAACGTCGCGTTTCGGTATGAGGCCAAGGTTTCCAGCATGCGGATCTTTTCCTCAACACTACCGCTGACCGAAATCACCGCATCAATGATCGCTCTCGCGTCCACAGGAAAGGCATCGACTGTGGCCACACTCTCAAAGGTGGCCGTGAGTGTCAGCAGATCCGCGCGGCCAGTCACCGCCTCCGCCATTTTTTGATGAACCAGTCCGGCGTAATCCGCCGTATCATCTGATCGGTTAATCGCACCGGTAGAACCGGAAATCCCGCCTCCAACACTCCCTTTGCTATACCTGCCATAGCGAGCACTGCCGAAGGTGGACTTCAGGACATTACTGAGGTTTGTCACTTCGTTGGCCGTGCTTTTCACCATATTTACCCAAAACGCTGCCGTGTTTCGCAGCGTCTTGATGGTTTGGGTGACGCTTCTGATCTCGCCCTTCACCGTGGCGATAAATTTGGTGGCGGCCATCAGACCAGTGCGCAACCAATTGGTTTGAACCAGGGATGCTGCCTGTGTACTGCCAGTAATAGCGAAAACCTTCAGGCCGGATTCAATGAGGGTGAGTGTGAATTCAAACGATCGCCCGTTATCCACACTTTCCAGCACCCGCAGGCCGCCATCTGGGACACTGACAGTAAGCTCACCCAAAGTCGGATGGATCAGCGTACCGGCTCCCTCCATTTCACAGGCGGCCAACAGCGAATTACGCTGAGTGATGACATCAGGCGCGTCATACGCCAGGCTGTTATGCACAATAAATCCGCGAATGGTCACTTTACGGGTACCGCGCCCCAGATCTTCTACCCAGGCCGTATTGCGGTAGGGATATTCATGCACCGCTTGCCGGCGGCCAAACACCCCTTCGGCGCTGACAACAGCAAACGGCACACCACGGAAGGACGCTGGATGAATATGCTCAAACCAGTTCCAGCTCTCGCCACTCCCCAACAAGGCAGACAATGCATCATTGATTAGAGCCATGGTTTCTCCAGAAACAAAAAACCCGCCGTTAAGCGGGTTGGTTAGATGCGCAGAAGATAACAATCCCACCTAGTGGTGGGCACGCCGTTATTTAGTTGTATTTATAATAATACTCACCAGCAAGCTCACCTTGAGATGTGGGATCATCTAATAATGACCTTAGTATTTTAATTTCAACAACTCTTTTTGATTCCAAACAATCTATGCCAACATCATGCACTTTAGATTTAAAACCATCGATAGAGTATTTGCTTGCCAAGCCCAGAATCCAGGTTTTAGAGTCTTCAGTAGTGGGGCTCTTTTCATTAGACTGTGAAATTCCTTTTTTTATTTCCTTATCAAGGAGACCAAGCTCAACAGCCATAGACTCCTGCCTATCCCCTCCATTCAATACCATTTTTAGATAGTTATTCCCATGATTGCAACCAACCCCCCATAGACCGGATGCACTTCTTGCTATCACAATTTCAGAATCACCTGCAATTGCATTAATAGGAAATGTTAGCGAAAGAATAATGATTAAAGATGCTATTTTCACTCTACCCCACCTTTTAGGCATAATATGAATAATAAAACATTATCATTTAGTTATGAAAAAGTCATTGATGTTGAAATCCGCCCGCCCCCTTGCCCAACAATAGTCCGGCGCTCGCCTGTTTTGCTATCAACCAGCGTTAGTTCGATCTGCATCTTGCTATCCTGCATTGTCTGATTGAGTGATGTTATAGCAGATACCAGGTCCTGATTCGGCTCGGCAGAAGCACCATTCCCCGTCGGCCCACTGAAGATCGGGGTAGGATTCTCCTTTGATGACTGAGGGGTATCGGTGTCGAATGCCTCTCCCTGTGGGTAGTATGTTGGTAGCCCAGGCATAATCCGTTGTAAATAGTTTCGGGTTTCGCTCGGAGCGCCGCCCAATCCTATGTCATTGACTCGCTTAGGCCCCCAGTTATAGGCTGCGACAGCCTTACTCACATCACCATCAAATTGTTTAAGCAGGTCTGATAGATATCGGGCTGCTGCATCACTAGATTTATTGAAATCCAGACGATCAGTGCGATTATTTAGTCCATAATCGCGGCCAGTTGCTGGCATAAATTGAAATGGGCCTTCTGCACCAGCAGAAGAGAAAAGCTTCTTCCCCCGAGAGGACTCTGCATTCCATACCCTGTCCAGCAAGCCTGGGGGGAGATTATTTTGTACTTCTAGCTGAGATAAACGCTGCTGTTCTGGTGTATTCGCCAAAGCCTGATCAATCGGATTGACCACGTTGTTAGGCGCTGGGAGCACAATTCGCTCCATATCGCCTTTCAACCGATCAGCACGCCACACCGGCTTGTAGTACCCGTCGAGCTTTTTGATCAGATCTTCCGATGCATAACCCAGTTTTAAATCCAGCTTTTCTTTCCATGAAAGCGTGTCTTTAAATTTATCGTCCCCCTGCGCATTACGAATGATATCGGCCTGCTTTCCGCCACGGTTAAACGTCAGGATGGACCCGACCGCCGTGCTGTCCAGGCCGTTGGTCATAACCTGTTTAATCTGGTCCACCGACGCCGCCAGCGTCTCAGATTGTCCCAACCACGCCTGCCCCTTCAACAATATCCCGTCATAGGCTGCGCCGATCTGGTTCAGTTGCTGTTTAAATGCCAGGGCATTCTGCAGGTCCTTGTCGCTAAAAATGAGCCCGTCGCGGCGTGCTTGGTCTTTCAGGCGCTGTACTTCACTGGTGGTATTGCGCAAATAGTTGAGCAGTTCAGGCGAAAGTCCCAGCTTATTGGCAAACAATGCTTGCTGGCCAGCCGGCAGAGACTGCATGGAGCGGTTGAGATCGTTAACCAGCTTGCCAACATCCGCCAGCCTATCCTTGGTTAGACTAATTCCCACCCCACGCTGTTTCAGCAGCGCCAGAAAACCTTCATTACGCCCGTGGGCTGCATCGTTCGCTTTCTCAAACAGATCGCCAACTGAGCCCTCGGCAGCTTCTCGTGCGCTGCCGTTCTCAATCATGGCCCCCGTCAGTTCCTGAAAAGCATCCGCCGTCATACTGACATTTTTCGCAATGGTATCGATGCGGTAACCGGTGTTGGCAAAGTTGGTCAGGTTGTTTTTAACGACATTGACGACCGCCGCTGCGCCACCCAATCCCAGCGTGAGCCCTCCTACCATTTTCAGTGGCGGGACCAGATCACCGACGAACTGGACACCGCTGCGGGCGTTCTTTGCCAGAACGTCAAAGCGACTTCCAAGGTCGTCCAGATTATCTCTCGAATCCTGCCCGCCCAGAGCCAACGCATCGCGCGTTTTATCCAGGAGCGGATTGAGGTTTTTTACCACCTCTTCAATACGCAATATCGCGGCCGACGCATCGTCATTGGCCTTCAGTTCAAAATCGAATGAGTTGGCCATTACTTGCCCGCCTTCGCTTTGTTGATACGACGGGCTTGGTCAGCCCAAAAATCCAGCCGGGTACGGGTCAGAGACCACGCATCGCGTGGCCCCCATCCGTAATACTTCGTCACCTCAGCAGCTAACTGTTGCCATCCGTCGAGGGATCGAAGGTTAAAAAAGACATCAGGAAGTCCTCGCATTTTCGGTAATCGGTAAATGCCATTGCACCTAACGCTTTTTCAGTCACACCTGCGTTCAGGGCGATCAGCAACTTCATTGCGGCCATACTGTTCTTGGCCCGCTGAATGTCATAAAACTGCTCCACCTCAGCCAGCGCAGGCTCTTTCAGATCCAGATGCTCATAACGGGTATCACCCACTGTCAGCGGCTGGCAGAGCACAATCGTTTTGGTTTTATCAAGCACTGCCATATCAATACTCCGTCACCGATCCGCCTTCCCACTTACAGTCAAAGGTTGCCTCTTCGCTGTCCACATCTTGCGTGTCCACTGACCACATGTTTCCACCGATAATGGTTTTTCCGTTGGCCAGCTCCACCACAATGGTCACGTTGGTCGAATCATTGATTTTGGCAATCGAAGTGCTACCGCTGTCACGAGCCTGGTAACCAATAAATGGAATAAGCGGTTTTTCCTTATAACCATGAACGCCATCCATACCCACAACCGTAGAGCGCTCAACCTTGCCCGCTCTGTACTTGAACTGACCGGCGACCATAACCGTTACTCCGTCAACAGTAACGTAGGCGGTACCGGCCAGGCGGTTAGTTGTATCTCCCATAAATCCCCCTTAGGCTGCGGTCTGCGCGCGACGCCATTGATTGAGTAGTGCGAAAATTTCCAGCTGGTCGATCAACGTGCCGGTCCACAACACATCGATGCGCTTGGTGTTACTACTGTTCCGTTCCACCAGTAACGTCTTGGCGAATGCCGCGGAGTCCTGCACATAACTGTTGTATTCCAGCGTGCGGTATTGGGCGATCAGTTCTGCGCGGATCACATTCGGCGTCACGATGGCTGAGCCAGGAGCAAATCGCGTCCCATCGTTGGCCAGCTTCATTCGGCTAAACTTAGAGGTGATCTGAGTGCGCAAGAAACGCGTCACAAACATCAGCAAGAACAGCGTTTCAATATTCAGGTAGCTGTCGTCCGCGTCACCAAACTTGTTTTTCTGGTAGGTAGTGATGGTCTTTTCAACCTGCACAGAACCATCATCAGCAACGGTGAACGTCGAAATACCGCTGTACAGCAGGTTGTTACGTTCTGTGAGCATGAAACGAGTTTCCAGCGGCGGCGCCAGAACGCCACTGATGGTCAGCGTCTGTGTCGGGCGGCCCGGATCATTACGCAGACTCGGAGCAATGGCCCCGGTCAGCGCGGCGGCCCACAAGTAGGCAGGCGTCGGTGATCCATTGATACCCAGCAGGGTTTCGTGCTGGTTGTTACGTGCTTCACCAGCGGCAGACAGAGAACCGTAGGTACCAGCCAGGGCGCCGAAAGAGTGCCCGTAAAGTTGCTGGGCATAGGACCAACGCCCGGTTGCATCGGAAAGAAACTCTTTCATCACGTCCAGTGACGTCGTATCCGTATACGGGTTGACGATGAAGTCAAAAGCGCGATCCTGCAGGTTACCCAGCGCATCCGTCAGCGCTGGCGCACCAGCCCCACTGGCCATTGCCGTTATTTTCAGTTCCATACCCTGCGGGGTTTCTTCACCGCCGGCCGCCCCCTGATAATTCAGGCGAATATCGATGCTGTTACCATGCGCACCTTTGTTTTTCGCCGTCAGATTCACCGTATCCGTTGCCTCTCCATCCACCGCGGCAGTCACGGGCAACTTGCTTTGACTGTTGATCAACGCTGCAATGGCGGCCGCCACAGCGACTTTGCCATCGGTACTGACCACCGTCAGTTGCACACGCACGCCAGCAATATAGAGAGACAATACACCGGTAGCGGCTGCAGCTGTCACTACCTGTAATTTGCCGGATGCCGCGGCGTTTCCCGTAGTGCCATCAGACAGCGGTAGGATCCAGAGTTCTGCTGAAATGTCATTGGCCAGATACGCTGTCATCATGTTGTGCAGCATCGAGCCGCTACCACAGATACCGGCAACCGCCGAATCAGACGATACTTTTTGCGGGATACCAGGTGTTGCTGTTGCTGTAGACAGCATTTGCCCAATGAGCAGCGTGCGCTGAACCGCAGTCGCCGTGTTGGCCATCGAGTTATCAAACTCGGCATAGAAAAACGGTGCGCGCTGGTTTGAAGGGATGCGATTAAATGGAACGGTCATTGATCACTCTCCTGACTTTTCTTCCCTGTGGCTGGTTTTACTGTCGCCTTAGGGTCGAATTTTTCAACATCGCCATCCTTCAGGCGGCGCCCCCAAAAAATATCATTAGGCACCTGTTCGCCGGATTCAGGCAAAAGGGTGCCCTTGACCGGATCGCGCACAATGCGCCCCGGTACGGGTTTCACAAACATAGGGTTACTCCAGATCGATTTTTACGAGTGGTTCAGGGGTGCCATCAGGCATGGCGATCGTTGCATCTATCCCCTCAAGAGGTTCTGTATCGATTTCATAGAACTCTTCAGGACCCTGGTAATATTCAATGTCCAGATCCATCAGTAATTGTGCTGTATGACCTTCACCATCGGCATCAACACCAATGGCTGAGCGTACCTGCAAAAACTGCTGAATCTTGCGAGTCAGCTCATAGCTGTTGATCACTGCGCGCTCTATCTGCTCGCGCAATTCCTCCAGCGCCTCCTCTGCCTTCTCTGCCCCATTGTCTTCCGCTGCATCATCCAACTCCTGCAGGCGGCCCGTGAGGCGAACGGTCGTCACGGTGTTGAACTGGGGGACATTACGGCCCAGTGAGCTTTTAACGTCGATCGGCGTTTGCACCAGAATAACCGGGTACATGTCCGCGGTGGTCGGCCAGTCCCGTGGGGAATAAACCCGATCACCTGCATCGGTTTTATTCTTCAGCGCCTCAATGACAAGCAGCCTTATCCCTCTGGGGTTCATACTTTCACCTTATTGAGAATAAGCTTCGTCCCACCATGGCTGTCAGGTTGAACATCGGCAACAGCAAAAAGTGTATTCACCGGCACACCACCTACAATACCGATGAACACCCGATCCCCTTGTTTTGGCAATGCCTGAAACTGACTATCGCGAACACCCAACACCGGTTTTGTGGTGTTGATAGTGCTACCATCATCCAGGGGCTCAACGTCCTGCGTATAGGCCCGATCAAAGATGCCGCTGACAGTGTATGGAACACCGCCGGCGGGCCGGTACTCAACCGGGTCACCAAAGACGCCGTCCAACGGTGCAAGCAGATGCTGATCCCAGTTGACTCCCATTATCAGGCGTCCCCGCTCTCAGATTTGACGACTGAAGGCGCGTCCGAGGTAATCATGGACTGCCCGTCAGATTTTGTGATAGTGACCTCCTGACCGGGCACGTCTTCCATTTCCTGCTTCACCGCGTCCAGCGTTTTAACAAAGCCGGAAGCTATAAGCTGATTGGCATCCCTCTGTGAGAGTTCAACGCGCGTATTTTGCGTGTAGCTATCGCCGTCGTGACGAACGCTTTTCCCTTTGAGCACCACCACAGTGATCAGGTCAGTGGCCTCAGAGACCGCGTCGGTTGTTTTAACTTTTGCCATGATTACACCACCTTCGCACAAAGGGCTGCGTTAACGCGGCTCGGGATAACAATAGGAGAAGACTGCATCAGCAGGAAGCGCTGCGCCGGGTCATGCTGCAGCCAACTTTTTGGTGCATACGCCATCGGCCCATAGTTAAAGGCTGGATCAATGATGGCACCAAACGCACGGGTGCCCATCAGATCGGGACCTGACATGACCACTGAACCATCTGCGAACATCGGGCTTTCGATGCCGGTATCTGGGTCAATGAACCAGTCGTTATAAAGCCAGAGCGTGTACTGCCCCCAATAACCTTTACAGACAGCACCTTTCACAATCTGCGCGCCCGGGTTGACGATGTTGCCGGACGGGTTTTGCGCCGGCAGGATAATGGCACCTTTCAGCGATGTATCCAGCTTGAACGCACGCCATGAGGCGTTGGTGAAGACAATGTCCGTAGCCTGTGCGCCAGATTTTTGAAGGATCAACGCCTGCCATTCTTCAATGTCGTCCGTTGGCTGGGTATTGGTTGCACCAACGGCAACGCTGGTCGGCCATTTATCTGAACCGCTCAACGCAATGGTTAAGGATGGATCGCGACCGAAATCAACGACAGTACTTGGGAAGCCATCGCCTTTGATGGTGACGGTACCGGTGGCTATCGCGCTGCAACCCATCCACTCGAGGCGACGATTCAAAATATCAATCTGGTCACTCATCTCGAACTGGATGTTCAGCATCTCACGTTCTGCGGCGGTATATTCGCCCCCGATGCGCTCACCAATCTGGCGACGAATAGGCTTACGCAGATCAGGTGCTCGCTTATCTTTGATGTAGGCCGGCTTGAATTTGTCGGTCTGATAGCGGCGACCTTCCACCAGCTTACCTTCGACCAATGGTGAGCAAAATGGCGCCATACGGCGCAGACCAATGTCTACGTCAATCGCCACATATTCATCGTCACTGGTGACAATGTTCGGAAAAAAGCGGTCGAGTATGAAATTTTGTGACATCATCAGGTTCGGAACTAGCCCGACGAGCGACACCGTATCGTAAATAGATTGAGACATAGCATGTTCTCTCTGTGTCCCGACCTGCTGGCCAGGATAAAAAATGGATGCATAACGCCCTGCCCGGTAAAGGGCATGGGAAGATAATGTTCAGAAGGAGATTATGTGTTAACTGGCCGGTGCCTGAACGCTGTCACGCAGGAAAATACCGTACGGACGAAGCGCGGGCTTGAGCGTTACCAGCGTCCAGCTCGGATCGAAGGTAATGCGGTTCTGATTAATTTCGGCCATCAGATAAACGCCGGCTAACGAGTCTGCCCCGGTGGCATTCACATCATCGGCCAGAATAGCCTGTGGAACCTGACTACCATCAGTCGCTGTCGCCACGCTCAGGGTATATTTCCCGGAGGCGGTGATCATACCCAACACGGTGCCGCGCTTATAGGTCGCCCCAGTCCCCGCCAGAATCTTCACCGTATCAGAGACAACCTGCAAAGGGCCGGACAGCAACTGATCCGGAATGAAGGTGTCATGCTGAACGCCGGGCATCCAGGCGTTTTGCCCTACCTGATTTACAGTCATTATTTTTTACCTTTTACCTGGTTATAGAGAGCTGCCGCACGAGATACCACGGAATTTGCTGCAGGACCACCGGCATCGGAGTTGCCCAACTGGTGGTTTTCCACTTTCGCCATGCGTTCATCCAGAGAGATACGGCGGTTCTGTGACGCTACCGGAGCAGGGCCAGAACTTGCCATCACCCGGATAGCCGCGGCGGAACTCATACCTGTGGTAATGGCCAGTGAAACGGCCAGTGGTCCTTTACCAGCCGCATATTTGCTGCCGAGAATACGGGAAATACGATTTCGCTCGGCGCGGCGGCCTTTTTTGACGTCACGATCATCTTCATCGTCATCACCGTCGTTTTCGTCGCCTTCATCCTCATCGGCGTCCGCATCATCGTCGTCATCCTCAGCGCGGCGACCTTTGGCTTTTTTAGACTTTTCCTTGTCCTTATCATCTTGATCGTCAGAATCATCACCTTCATCTTCTGCACGTTTTGATTTTTTGGACTTGTCTTTATCATCCTGATCGTCGTTACCGTCCTCTTCCGCACGACGGTCTTTGGCATTTTTGGACTTCTCTTTTTCGCCTTCGTCATCTTCGGATGCGTTTGCGCCGAGACCGAAAAGGTGCCCAAAACCTCTGATTTTCATTGACATCGTTACTCTCCAACTAATTGTAATAAATCGCGGAATGCCGCATCAGGCGAGGCCACTTGATCAGCCAGCCCCAATTGCACACCGTCAGCGCCAAGGAAACAGGCGGCTTCGGTATCCCGGACGGTTTTCTCTGTGATCCCGCGATTGCGGGAGACGGTACTCACGAACAAACGCCCCATTTCGTCAATATCTGACTGAATGGCTTTTCGCGCCGTTTCGCTTAAAGGTTCATACGGATTGGACTCTGCCTTGCGGTCGCCGTAGGTAATAATGGTGACCTGCACGCCGTCATTTTTGATTTTCTGCGACCAGTCAACGTGCATCACGATGACGCCGACCGAGCCGACCCCCCCGGTACGCGGCACGATTATCTTATCCGCAGCACTCGCCAGCGCGTAGGCTGCGGAATAGGCGCTTTCGGACAAAATGGCCCAAACCGGTTTGCCGCCGCGTGCGGCATAAATCTCGTCAACGAGGTCAAAACACCCCGCGACTTCACCTCCTGGCGAATCAATATCAAGACAGATGGCTTTCACCTCACCATCATTCAGTGCCTGCAGGAAACAGGCACGAATGCCGTCATAGCCCGTCATCCCGCTGTAAGGCCGCAAGGTGCCGAGTTTCTGCACCAGCGTGCCCTGAATTGGGATAATGGCGATACCTTCCACCACGTCATATCCCGTATCACGGGCCGCTCGGGAGAAAGAATCATCATCGTCATCCCAGTCAGACATGGACTGAATACGCGTCAGGCCAAAACGGTCAGTCAGCGCAGCCATGACCACTTCGGCCTTTCGGGGGTGCAACGCCAATGGGGTATTAAACAGACGCTGTGCTAAATGGGGTAAATTCACTGTGCCTCCGGATCTTTAATTGTTTGAGGTGCAAAGGTATCCGCCTGCGCCCATGTTGGAACCGGCAATCCGCGCTCCTGGAAGGCTTCGATTTCGCGGGCGCGCTGATCGAGAAGCTCTTCCCAATCCTCGCCAACGTTTTCTGATACTTCCATTTCCAGTGTTGACATGCCGGAATCCATACCGAGAATTGCGCCTTTTTTCTCTGCAACCGGATCGACCCAGCCACGTCCCGGCCCCATCCACTGCGCACGGCAATACGCCGCCTTGGCCGCCAGAAACTCCGGCGAGCCGGCAGGAAGAGGCACCTCACCAATATCGTGAAGTTCTTCAATAAAGCTGCTGAGAATGGGTTGGGCAAAGCCGCTGGCAAAATCGTCGCGGCGACGCGTCAGGGTTTTCCAAGCTTCCAACATGGCTGAACGGGCTGAGCTGTAATTCACATCAGACCAGTCCTGTGTTAGCTGCTGGGTTGAAATACCCAGAGCTGCGGCTACGTTGCGTAATGCTGCGCTTTCGAACGCCGCAAAGTTACTGGTTGGACGCGCCGCGTTCACAGTGTCGATCTTTTCCCCCGGGGCAAGGATTGGCATCCGCGCACCACTTTGCAAAGAGATACGTTTATCATCGTGATACTCGGTGCGCATATCCTGATAAGCCAGCACGTCGTCCGTCTGAAGTGAATCCGCGAATAAGCTCGGGTCATAGGGCGAGGTGATGTATGCACCAAACACGGCATTGAGGATTGAGGACTCCAACTCTACCTCATCGTATTTGATCAGCATTTTCAGACGCTGAACTATGGGCGTAAAAATACTACTGCCCCGATGCTGAGCGGCGCGATCGCCGTCAAAGTCATGCACGACAATCGGCCGACCCCAGGCTGTTTCCCGCTTAACGCGTTCCCACGTCATCGTTTTCTCAGCGCTCCACCAGTCGCCCATGTGGGCTTTGCGGATGTGATACGCCACCGGCACTCCGTCGTCGTCAATTTCTACGCCACCGCGGATGTTCAGCATATCGAATACCTGCTGTGGGTTGCTGAGTCGGTCCGGGTCAATAATTTGTACGGTCGTTGCATAGCGCGCGCGACCATGCCCGAGCCGGTCGGTACGGTACTGCAGAACAGCCAGCGCATCGCCGTCCACCAGCTTGTGGCGAAACGCCAGACGCAACATCTGGGAAACCGTTTTTTTCCGCTCAACATCGCAGTATCTGCCGGGATCATTTGCCCAGTTACGCCACGCCGCCTCAACGGCTCGACCGTACTCATCTGCCCATTTAGCATCAAAGGCTTTCAGGCCGGTTTGAAGTGCAAGGGCGCGGTAATCCACTTTAGCGATCGGGCGAAAATTAGCCCCAACCGCATTGTCCAAAATGCGGGTTACGCTGCCTGATGCCCAACCGTCATTACGTGCCATATCGCGAACGCGGGAAACGATGCGGTCGCGGTAGATATTGACCTCATTATCCGGCGACCAAAGCGCAGGCTGCCAGTTCGCCATCGCGTCACTGAATGAATCTGCTGCGTCATAGGGCACGCGGCCGGAACCGTTCAGCATGGAGGCCTTTCGGCCCGATGGGGGTAATGGCCGGCCGTTTGGCCCGAGAATTCTGACCTCTCCGCTTTTCATCAATACCGAAACCTTAACGTCACGCGTGGACGTTTAACGATGCCTAACTGAGCCTGAAGAAGCTGGATCAGTGCGGTGAGCTGTCCAATATCTGTCTGTTGATAAGCGACCGAGCGCGTGCCGTCGCCCTGCGTGTAAGAGAAAGATACCCCCTTCGCACCAGTCGAAAGATCGAGATAGGCCTGCTGTGCGCTGGTAAGCGCGGCCTGTAACTGGTCACGCGTCATCGCACCAGCCAATAGGCTGGAGTTGGGATTAAACATAGAGGTCCTTAAGCGAGGCGCTTATGCAAAGGTTTACGTTGAGGTTTCTCAGGTTCGGAGATAATGACGCCCGGCAGGCGCAGGTTTTGTTTTTCTTCAGGTTCAGGTGCCGGAGGCAATAACGTGTCAGGGTTATTCTCCAGCGCGATTACTTTGGCATTTAATTTAAGACCAGAGTGGAATAATCCACATAATGCAGCGTAGGCATATACCCGGCAGTCCAGCGCCTCGTTGGCTTTGCCATTCGGCAGCTCCCACACACTGTAGCGCTGACCGGCGGTTTCTTTCATCACCAAACGTTCCGCAGTGAGCTGCGTGAAATATCCCATATCCCGATCTGTTGAGAAGTGCATGTAACCAGGACCAGGCTGCTCAATGTGCAAACGTGAACGAATGGAGTCTTTTGCCGAGTTGACGCCGAGGATAATGGGCCTGAACTTTGCTCTGGTTTTCGACGTTGGTCGTTTATTCGGCCAAATTGGGGAGCGCTTACCGCCTGTTGCTGATTCCCCTTTAATGGCCCAGATCCGGCGGCCCAATCGCTCCTGAGAGAACTCATACACTTTTTGGGTATGGTTACCGCCTGAGTCATGGCAGGCCGCCATAATGGTTAATCCTCTGCCATCCTGACGACGCCACACCTGCTTAAGATAAGCATCCAGCCTTAACCACGGCTCAGCCGTCTCAAGATCCCCTTCAATAACATCAAAAGCAACTGACCAACTTTCTTCGTCCTTACCCCAGCCCACAACCTCAACTTCTAACCTGTCGTTTTGTGTATCAATACCCGCAGTCAGAACAGCCACCCCATCAGGGACTTCTGCTCCAAAGACTTCACGTCGGGCAAGCAGCACATCAACCGGAAGACGTTTTCCATAGTTTGGACGGTGTGGCAGGCCCATCTGCGTATTCCACCAAGCCAGTTCTTTATCCGGGTCACCTTTAGCTCGCAGGTACTTTTCCGCGATGTCAGAAGGCTTGTCTTTTTGCCAAGGGCTAAATAGCTTTGATGCCTGGTACCCGGCATGGATGTTATCCACGCTCATGGCGCCACAGATAGGACAAATTGCTCGATACACAGCGTGGCGATCTGATGCTGACCATTGCCAGACCTGCCCAACAGCAGTTTCATCATCGGCATGCCATGCCTGCTCATAAATATTTAATGGGACATGGTGCTGGCCGCAGCACTCAAATGGTTTGGTCTGATGCCACTGAATAGTTCTCAGTGCGCGTAGGCGATTCCCTTCAGACCAACCAGCACCGCAGCTTTCACAATGAATCATTGCCGCTTTCGTGTTGTGTTTATCACCTTCGGATGGCCAGTGCACATGCTTAAAGAAATCGGGGAACTGGCGATGACCACAGTGAGGACAAGCTATCGAGGCCCGACGCTGATCAGAGTCCGCATAGCTGGCCGCAATTCGGCTTTCATCCTCTACCGTCGGTGAACACGCCCGCACAGACAACCAGTTAAGGCCAAAGGTCGCGGTACGCTCTTCAGCCAAGGTAATGGGATCACCTTCACGGGTAATTGGGTACTTATCAACCTCATCGGCCAGCAGGACACGGATCGGGCGCCGTGCAAGGTTATCCGGGCTACCGGCACCAGCCAGAGCCAAAAAACCACCTGTGAACGATTTATACAGCAACGTCTCTTTCGAATTTTTCTGTTTGTTGCCGCCCACCAGCTGTCTTAATGCAGGGGTAACTCTGACCAGAGGGGTAATGCGCTCTTTGGAAAACTGCTCGGCGGCATCCTCTTTTGGTTGAAGCAATAACATAGGGCACGGATCAAGATGTGCAAAATAACCAAATAGGTTTTCCAGCAATGCCGTTTTCATCAACTGGGTACAGCACATCACCGTAATGATGTGAACCCCTGATTCTGTTGCTGCCAGCATCGGGCCGCGGGCAATCTCTACCGTTGCAGTATCCCAGTCCCCTGACGTACTGCCTGCCTCTTTCGCCAACTTACGGTATCGATCAGCCCAGTCAGGTACGCTGATCCGTGGTGGTGGAGTCCAGGCCTTACGAATGCTTTGGGTTAATCGGTCATGTTTCGTCTGCGTTAAACTCAGGTTCGCCGAGGCCGGAGATGTGTTTATGGACATGTTCTATTAACACCTCGGTCATTCTGTCGGCGGGAACATCCAGATCAGCCGCCATCAAAGGTGCCACCCTTGAAGGCCAGTTCATCCAGGCGTCTCGCTGTTTCCGAAAAGCGGCAAATAAGACCGCCTCGGCTACAGACAGCTCTACCAATTGCCCATCCTCTTTTTCGAACTCCAGCTTTGTTAACAAGGCCAGATAATTCTCTTTTACCCTGCTAGCTTCTTCCCGCGACATTTCAGCACCGGTCGCCAGCATGATCTGTTTTACAGCGTTTTCCGTGCTGTCATCGTCAGCGGTGTTAACCACGACGTTAATGGTCTTTTTCTTGGCGGCATTTTTTGCCCGCGGATCTTTACTATCACGCAAGGTGGCTAAGGCTTTATCGCTTGCCTCTACGTCGATCAGTTCGCCGTCGAGAACGATATATTTTCCCGCTTTAATCCACCGGCCAACGGTCTTGCGATCGACACCGGCATGCTTGGCATAGTCAACTTGCGTCATCGTTGTCATGGGACATTCCGCATCAATGGGACATTGGGACATCGGTGTGGGACATTTTTTTGTGTCCCACGTAAATGTCCCACCAAGAAAACCAGGCAAACACCGCGCGGTTACGGGTTCACGCAAAATACTCGCGTGGGACATGGGACACAAAATGAAAAATATTTAGCTGGTGAAACTGCACGGCGCGCAATGCCCGTGCTTTACAAAAGTGCTGGGAAGGACCCATTTTTTTTCTGAGGGCTCGGGAGGGTGATCGCTGGCTCAATTTTTTTTGAACCGCGCCAGAATGCTCACCTCGTCACCGGGAAGAGTGATGTCATGACAGTGGCAGTGCTCAGTGGTCACGTCTTGCCTTGGTGTTGGGTTGCCTGCTGCGTATACCTTCGGTGGTGGCGGTGGAGGTGCTGGACGCACGACTTTATCTCCACGTTTATACGGTGGTGCCGTTGGCGCTTTCATTCCCATGATTGACTCCTGATATCACTTGGCTGTTCTCATTGCCTCGGCCATCGCCCGACTCAGCTCTGTAGGCATCAGCGCATTGGCCATCGCCTGTGCCCGGTCGAAGTAGCCAAGTGTTGGCTTAACGGGCAACGCGTCACCGAACTGAATCAGCAGCTTCGGTGCCGGCATCTTCATCCGTGGCTGTCGTGTGCCATTGGCTGAACGCTTGCGCCGCTTCTTACCCTTCTTCCCTTTCTTAGCCTTGCGCCGCTGCCAGACGCCGTTGGTGCCGTCAACATCACCAATGAACACATCCGACTTAGCCTTTAGCTGAGTCATTTTGTTGCGTGTCAGGTTGCCGTATTTGTTCAGTTTGATGTTCTTGGGGTTCAGCAACGCCTGGCTGTTCAGCTTATGCTGGCCGCCGAATTCGAATGGTTCCAGATAGCTGGCGGCAGTATCCATCACGAACACCTTGGCCTTCAGATTGCTTTTCCGGGCACCAAACGACCTCACCGAGTTAACAGTGAACGGCGTGGGGTTCTCCAGATGACGCTTAAACGCAGTTTTCTCCGCCACCTCTATCTTTCTGGCCACGCTTGTTAGCGCCTGGGCTGTGGCAAACGGGATTTGCTTGCGTACGCTCTGGAGTTGAGCCGACAACTCTTTTAAACCTGCCATGCTGCCCCCATAAAAAAACCCGCCGTAGCGGGTCGTTATCGATGTTCTGTTACTTCTTGCCGTTTGCCTCTGCCATTTGCAGATAGACGGCAGCAGAACCTGTAGGGAGTGTTTTGCTCACCCCTCGGTAATGCGCAACCCGCTCGCGGAAGTATTCGCGCAAATGCTCGGGCTGCTCTCGCTCTACCTGCTCAGCGATAACCGGCTGGTTCATGCGCTCTTTGTAAGCTACGCCTGACGCTGCAAGGTCTACGTTAACCTTGTCCATTTCTTCTTTTGGCAGATTGCCGAGATTGTATGACATGGGATCCTCCTGTTAATGAGGATTATAGCATAATCAAAAATTGATTAAATAATCCTTGCTGGATAATCATTTTTTGATTATATTAATCCCAACACATGGCAATGTAGCCAATTCAACGAGGGAATGACAATGACTACTATCACTATCGCACATGACGTTTCTACAGAGAAAGCTGAAGCTATCCAAAACATGGTTGACCACGAACAAGCCCATAACGTGAATTTCAATGGCGAGAGTTTCACCATTGAGCGCGGGGACTTCACCAGCATCGATAAAGACGACGCTGAATATGTGATTTTGCTTGGCAAGGTTCAAGATATCATTCACGGATACAACTAATGACGTTAACTGATTATATAGCCTCCTATTTTGGCGGCAACAAATCAGCCTTTGCTCGACATATGGATGTAAACCCGCAGCAAGTCACTAAATGGATTAACGACGGCTGGATTGTTGATAACCACATGCTCTATAGCCCACGGCGCGATGTACCAGAAAATATTACTGGTGGCGGGTCAGCGGGACCTTAACCTTCATCATTATCGGTGGCGCTCAGTGAATGCCACCTGTAATGCTTACTCTTCTACTACTGCGCCTTTCGGCAGCTCACGACCGGCATAAACCGCACAGCCCGGATGGTTCTCATCCTCGACAGCGTGCAGGTCACTCTCATCAAACCATGCACTTACGGCTCGACCATCGCCAGCCTTGTAATGCACAAAGTAAGAGTTCTCATGTGCTGAATATTCGGCGCGGCCTTTCACCTCGCCCCACTCATCGCTGATGGAGATATTTACGAGCTGGTTTAATTCGAATTTGAACATTTTCCGATCCTTATTATTTAATTGCGGTTGCCCGCCATTGATTCAGTGTGGCCACCTGGCCGGCGCAGATTGATAAAGCGGTTTGAAGTTGCAGCGTATAGCTGCCGATATCGCCCCATGTGTCGCCCTGTAGTGTGGGCTGCTCACAGGGTTTGAATACCGATTCAGGGGGGAGCAAGACGATCGGTTCCGGTGGCTGTGGTACCCGTTCCGCGCAGGAGGTCAAGCACAGCACCAGGAGCAACGCGGCGGGCGCATTCATCGTTTTTGATCGCATCCTGATATTTCCTCTGGTAGATTTCGCCCCGCTGGCGTAGTTGCTGCTCTCTCTGTTGCTGTTCGGCCATCATTGCACGATTACGGGCGTCATCCGCGCGCAAGGTGGTGATCAGTCCGGCCTGCTGCGCCAGCGTCTTCTGTTGCTCCGTAACTTGCTGCCGTGCCAGTTCTAACCGATGTGACAACAGTGAGCTATAACCACCCAGGAATATTGATACCACCAGCATAAGCAACAGGCCGCCACCAGCTAATTTAGTCAGCCAGCCACTCATAGCAGCACCTTGCTAGCAGTCGTCCAGCGTGCAGCGCGGTCATCCAGACCATTGAGTCCACCGTTAATACGTTTGGTCACCCATTCGATGTCGTTGGCGTTTCGGCCACAATCGCGTGACATCCAGAACCAGCCGGCAGAGCGCATTCCGTTAGCATCGCTTTCCAACTGCTGGGGATTGCCTACCAGGTCGAGTTTCAACGCGGTGCCGCATGCCCGGTAGTTGTCTTGCCCCGTCACTTGAATCAGGCCGCGTCCGCGATATTTCCAGCCATCTCCGCGTGCTTTGTTGCCCAGGCGATCGGCATACACCAAATTAGCGATGGCTTCTTGATTGGCTTGGTGTGCCGCAGTACGACCAAGCATGTCCGCCTGGTAACCTGAAATGCGCTTACCGAAGGTAGACAGCAGACCTTGCGGCGTGTAGTTCAAGTTTTCCAGCGTCCGGGTAAATCCGCCAGACTCATGGCCAACCTGTGCAATAAACATCGCCTGCGCTGCCGGTTTGGTAATCGCGAACTCTGCGAACGTAGCGATCAGGTGCGGGTACCAGCGTGCAGCTAACCCGGCGCTTATACCTGCCGCCTTTTGAAAGTCGTTTTGTGTCATTGTGGCCTCAGGGAATGCAGCAGCTTCGCGATGTTCCCCTTAACCCGGTACAACGCGATGCAGATAATTAGGTTTGCAGTGATAACGCCCCAGTGGGTGTCCTGATACTGCTGAGCGATGAAGCGGAAAGGGATCCACGAATAAATCGCGATAAGGAACCATGCCAGCCAGGCTAACCATGCCCGGTGCCGGTATCCCGTCTTTCTGAAGAATGCCAGCCGGCAGACTATCGCCGAGCACAGCAGAACATTTAGAACTACCATCGGATCGCTTTGTGTCAGCCGAAACCACATTAGCGCTAATTCGTTAGTTACCATTCGAACCTCCCCGCCACTTGCTAAACAGTGACGTCGGATCCTCCATCTTCTCACTGATGAAGGTCAGCAATTTGACGGCCACTGCCGAGATGATCAGTGCTCCGAGCGGCTCTAATGGGGTGTCGTTGTACTTCAGCCACTCTGCAAGCTTCGCACCCATGACACTTGCACCTAACACGCCGGTACCGAAGGAAACGACGAAAGAGAACGCTTGCCGGATGCGCGGGATGTCTTTGGCCTGGGTTACGTAGAACATCGCGCCAATAAAGGCACCGAAGATAATCCCGTAATCAACGCCTGCCGCCGGAGCCGCAGCGGTGGCAACGCCAAACGACAGGCCAGCGGCGGTGGTTAATGGATCGGACATCGTTACTCCTCATTGCTGTAATTGTCCTCTCCATACCGAGGGCATAAAAAAGCCGTGGTCTATGCCACGGCTAATAGGGTTCAGCCACCAGCCGTAAACGAGTAGGCGATACGGGGTGTGCCAGGTGTGTGTCGGATGTTGGCTGGGGCTGAAAACGAGAAAACCCCGCCGAAGCGAGGTTCTATTTTGGTGCCGGTCATTACATTTGTGGCACGATATCAAATTAACGCTAAATATGGCCTATTTAATTAACTTTTGCAATACCTTGCTGCGAAAATGTCGTTTTTTGTTGTGATCGTGATCTCGACAGTGAAACCAATCCCTCTCGATCCAACCTCAGAAATACATTACGCATGCTTGCCCAGTAGCCGTTGTAGTTCTTCGACCAATTCGGCGCTGATACCCCCACAAGCTCAGCTAGGTCTTGATTCTGATATGGGACAAGCCCCTTTATCTCTGACCGTACATCCTGCGCCGCCAACCATATTAATGCCTTCAGCCGACCCATCGTTTTTGTGGCCACCTTCTGGCTCTCAATGCTCTCTTTAAATTCAGACCATGCCCACTGGGTGATCTCAATCTGGTGACTAAAGGTCAAGTCACCGGAGTAGCACCACACGAGCCAGGACCGTTGATGACCACTCAAGGGATATACAGCCCGGCGCCATGAGGTTGCTAAAAATGTTTCCGGCTCTATCAGGGCTATCGAGCTAGAACGTGGACGTGTTTCTGTTCCCGGTACCGGATTGCTATGAACAACGATCCTTGTACCGTCTGGCTCTACAATGGTGCGACGCTTGCGCTTTAAGCGCGTGGTGCTGACCTGGGTCGATTCAGCGAATGCCTGTAACTGACCTTTGGTTTTACCGCTAAAGTCAGCAGTGGCCATCATGAAGCTCTCGCGAATGTATTGCAGATATTGCTGGGTCACGATCATGCTTTAATCTCCAGGCGTCTGGCCCGCATGCCAGCTCGCCTATACTCCACACTTATGAAATGGCACCGACCGATATTGAATGGTCAATGAACTTGAACCACACCTCGATCTGACTGCCGTACTCTTCTTCCCACCGTGACAGGTCACGATGCAATTCATCATGATGTTTCCGGCATAGTGGGATGGTGAAAAAATCATGGGCCTTGGTACCCATACCGCCTTGGCCATGGCCGATGATGTGATGTGGGTCGTCTGACGGGTTACCACAGCATGCACACGGTTGCGACTTCACCCATTTGGTAAACTTTTCACTGGTCCACCGCTCGCGCTTCGGAAACTTGAAGAATGACTTCGGCGGGGCCGGATCGATAACCAGTATCTTCGCAGCCTTCTTGGCTATCTCCCCTATCTGTTGGCTCGGTGATAGGCTGGGAGTGATGTCAGCCTCTTTCCGTGTACCTGATGGGATAGTGATCGGCTTAATGCGCAGTGATGCCGCCGCAACGTCCTCAGGCAACAGATCTATTACCTCATTCACCCACGCCCACCAGCACAGCTCCGGCAAAGTCAGTTGATGGCTCTCTTCGAACATGAAGTGACTGCAGGCTCGGTACACCACGAATTCCGCTATATTTTGCTCTGCCGTGGTGGAAAGCTCCGGCATGGTCTTATCGCGGTATAAATGCGAGTGATGCCAGCACAATCGGATAGCGCCAGCGCCATAACGCATCGTCTCCATGTTCTTGTCGTGATAATCATCCTCGGCATATTGGCGCTGACAGTCAGGACGACGATCCAGCCAACTCTCCAGGCTGTTAATGCCACCAGCAGCAGAAAGCACGCGCTCATGCTGGAAGAACGGACGAAAGCGAGGGTCAATGGCTAGCTGCTGCTCAGTGGCCGGTAGTGCGCCTGATGGCAGTTCCCGAAACTCCGCCGGTACCGTGGCCACCATCACTCTATCGCCGAACAGTGACAGCAGGTCAGTGCCTGGCTTTAAGATGACCTGCCCCAGTTCGCGGACAACAATCGGCTTCAGTATCCCTCTCATACCTGCACCTCGCTGATCCGTAGCTCTACCTTGCCGCCCTTGGTCACTGGCCCCCACTTGGCATCGATGTGCTTAATCTGGCTGTCATCGAGCCACACGCCAGCCTGCGTCATGGCATCAAACAGCGCCTTGAAGAAGTTATCCAGATCCCGGCGGGCTTTAGTCGGCGGAAAGAACACCACAGCTACTGATATATCTGCGCTGATTGGTTTTGGTCGGCGGCGCAGTTGCTCCATCACCTGGGCAATAGCTTCTGCCTGAAACGCCCTGCCGCGCTCACTGACCAGAGTACGGCCTCTGGATGCTCCCTTGTTTGGCGAACGCCAGTAGCCGTTAACGCTTGGCGGGAATGGCAACGTTAAAATCATGATTTAACCTCCCCTACCTTCTCCGCCACCAGCTTATTGCCTGCCTCAACTAGCGCCAGGTTCACATCAGCCAGCCTAAATTGTGCCGTCTTGATATGCCCCTTGCAGTTCACCTCTTCCCGTTTTAGCTTCTCCAGGCCTTCCCGGTGCTGCTTGATCTCGCCACGCAATACTCGCAGTTCCCAATCCAGTTTCGTTTCGCCCTTGGCCAGCGCCAACAGGTAGTCGAATGCATCAATCACGGCACCGCACCGGCGACATGTCACTTTCCGCTCATGCTCCGAGACAGACACAGCATCGTGGGCGCAGCGCTGTGATAGCCGCTCGTCTTCCTCGACAAAGTTCCGCATTTCCTTGATATCGGCGTTTTCATCGAAACGCTTGGTGAACGCCAGCACCTTGGCGCTGTTGTCTGGGTATAGGGTTTCGTCGCTCACAACACCACCTCCGCTTTTCCCGGTACCAGAATCACAGACTGATCGCACTGATTACCCCAGGTATGCCAGCCGTCGGTGTGATTACGGGCAAACAACTCAATGCGCGGTACATCGCCAAGCAGATCGACTAACTTGTCGCGGAACACCTCCGGCTTTGCGCTGTGCTCCATTCGTGGTGCCGTAATGTGTTGGCAAATCGATGCATCCAGACGCGGTGGTAGCTTGCCCCTGACCGCAAACAGGCAGTCTTCGCTGTTGGCTCGGGTCATGTGGCCCATGCCAATTGCGCTATTCCTTTTCACGCGGTTGGTCTTGTGCCAGGTGAAGCCCTTCATGGTCATCAGGCGGAATCCCCAGGCGTCGATCACCTTCAGTGCTTCTGCTGGCATCGTCGGCACCCACCACATAGCCAGCAGGCAAGAATCAGCAGCCAGATCCCATACCGGTAAACGACAGATATCGGCCACCGTCATGGTCGGGTACTTGAAACCGGCACCACGGTTACCGTCCTTGCACTTGTCGCTGTAGGTCCACGCCGGATCGGCGTAAATCAGTGGGTATTTCATTTGAAGCCCTCCGTCGCCCTTCGTACCAGATAGCGGATCCCGTAGTAATCCCAGCCAAAGTGCTGGCGCTGCCAGTCTGTTAGCCATCCCTGAGAGATTGCATATTTGCGGAAATCACCGCGCTCCTGCCAAGTCCGGCGGGCTTCACGTAACATCCACCAGCGATACACCTGGTGCGCCACAGCCAGCAACGGCAAAACCTCAATGCCTGATACACACTTCATGCTGGCTGCTCCTCTACGGCTACCAACCGGTAGAAATACACATACTTCCCTGACTCGCTTTTCTCTACCCGGCGTTCCTTGACCAGACCGTGGAATGGTTTACTGAACTCACGCAGGCGGGCGCTGATGGCTGGTTGAGTGTCGTAAACGCCATACATCTGCACCACCAGCAGCTCAAGGTCGCGGAGTGTGCGCCACGTGGCACCGGCGGCGGCATTACGGACACGGCATACCTGACTTTCTGGCCTATCTTTCAGGACACCAGCGCGCACCAGACGGCGAATACCGCTGTTGATACGGTCGCTTTCGAATACATCAACCGGGATCGTTAATTTTTTCATGATGACTCCCCCTCTCTTTTCGAGCGGATCCGCGCCAGCAGCTCTTCGCCCTTGCGCTGATATTTGCCGTCTTTATCCATCAATTCTGATGGGGCTGGGATATGCTGCTGATGGGTGATCTGTGGTGCTGGCTGAGGGATTCGCTCGCCTTTTGCCAGGCGCTTAGCCCAGCGGCCGAGGTGCAACTGAATTGACTTGCGGATCTCACCGTCGGTGTAGTTGTGCTGATGCATCAGGTGGCGAACGTCGATCACGATCCAGTACATGACCGGCACTGACCATTCAAAGTCCTCTGGTCTTGCATGCTGACCACGGTTGGCGCTGTAGCGCTTGAATTCAGCCTCAACATCATCGACTGATGGCAAACCAGCACTCTCAGCAGCCCCTGTCTTGCACCATCCAATGAACTTGCCGCAGCTCGGCCAAAAATCGCTTTCCTGTTGGCGTGCTATGCGCATTCCAGCCTGTAGCTGCTCTACAGCGGTGATCCCATTCTCGGCAAATGCGAGGATCCACTGACGCTTTGCTGCTGCTACCTCTGCAGGTGTGCTTAACGCGGTCTGTTTTGCAGCCGGGAAGACTTGCATCAGGTTGGTGAATAACAGATCAACCAATTTTTCGGCGTTTCCGTTGACCACTCTCGCCTGTGGCTCCGCTGGCATCATCCGAGCCAGGGCTCCACCATCACGACTCTGAACAGCACTCATGAATTTGTTCATAGGGTGTTCTCCCATGCTTCAGCAGTGTTCCAATGACCGCCGGTTGTCACCGGGCTAACGCTCAGTTTCAACGTCAAGTCATCCCACTTTTCACGCAGCTTGGACGGGCTGAGGATGTTCTTGCACCAGAACGGATCCCGGTTAGCCTTCGCAAATAACTCGCAGATTTGTTTGTGGGTATGCCCATCCTGGGTGCTCATCAGGCGGATCTCGTTTGCCCAGTCAGCCCAGTTCGGTTCTTTTGGCCTTGCCACTTCGCCATCAGTCTCAGCAGCCTGTTCGTACAGCTTGACGATGCGAGAACGGATCCACTCGGCGCACTTGAGGTCTTCTGCACTGCCCCAGATTTTTTTCTTGGCACTGAAAACGACGGCGTCCGGATGCCGAGATAAGAAAACGTCATCGGGGGAAACGTCTGGTTGCGCAGCTACCTGACAAGAAGGGTTTTTGTCTTTAGGTTCTAATGACTGGTTCTGGTGCCACGTGGTGCCACAGGGGGTGCCAGCAGGTGACACAGGGGCTGTGTTTTCTGACGCCCCCCCTGTGCTTTCTCCTGCCCCCCCTGTGTTTTTTGACGCCACAGGGGCTATGCTTTCTGGTGACACAGGGTTATCCAGGGTCAGCATGTAAATGTTTGATGTATTGCCCTTTCCGTTATTGACGCCCAGCCGGTTCTCTTTGGAGAGCAGACCCATTTTTATCAGTGCAGTGATATGAGCCTTTACAGCGCTCTTACTGCACTCGCAATGGTCAGCAATATGCTGATATGACGGCCAGCATTCGCCCTTGTCATTGGCGTTATCAGCCATCTTAATCAGCACCAGCTTACGCAGGGGATTGCCAACCTTTATGCTCATTGCTTGAGCCATCAGGTTCATACTCATGCAGCAGCTCCCGGCGCTGGCAGTGCCAAATATTTAAAGCGAGCCACAACTTCCTGCAATGCGCTGTGGGTGACAGGTAACCAGCCGCCCGGTATTCTCATCACATAACGCAACGGCACCGGCGGTTTAGCGCAGCTTGCAGCTACACAACGAAATTGCCCACGCAAACGAGATTCTGTTAATCTGTTCATGCGTTAATTACTCCACACGTTTAGTTAATGCGCCCGACGCCACAGACCGCATATCTGTGGCGTCACCCTTTCCAAACATCAGTACAGTCACCGCGTAAATCTCAGATACCAGCGTCTGGACTCTGTATCCCTTAGCCAGTAGCTTTTTGCTCTCGTCGTTGTCCAATACCCCATCAGCTGTAAATTCGTTATGGGCCTTAGCAAACACCCCCATCGCCGCCATCAGTTCGTTGAACTTGTAGAGCAATTCCTCATTGCCCATCTGCTCGATTTCCGTCAGCTTCACGAACACACCACCAGCGTGCTTGCACATCGCCTCTGTGATATCGCTACGGCCTGAGATCGATTCCATTTCTACAGCCATGCCCAACGGCACTACCTGCCCTGATACCTGGCGCACCCGGTTACGCAATGCGTTCTCGGTACCAGCCACCGGATCTAACTGCTGAGCCATCGCGCTGTACTTGCCTGGGAACTGAGTGATCAGCTTGTGTATCGCGTCGCTGATGTCGTCCTGGGTAGGAAAGTCTTTGTTGTCCACAAGGTTTCTCCGCTTCTGTGGTTTTTGTTACGCCGCCGGGGCGGTAGACTTTTTGTAAAGCGAGGGATTAAATCTGAGCACCCCTTTTGTCCCTTTGTGCAGGCGATGGGCGTCTTTCTCAGGGATCACTTCTTTCCACTGAGAAACGGCTGAATCACTCAACCCCAAAAACCGGGCCACCTCCTTCTGGGTAGTGAAATGTTTAACTACGTCTTTCTTAAGCATCAAACAGCCCTCTTTTTAAGTGTTCTTAAATTGTCATTCAGAAGGACTCTTAAGTCAATTGAATTTAAGATTGCTTAAATATGGAAAATGAAACGATCGGACAGCGCATTCGCGCTCAAAGAAAAGCTCTGCGTCTATCGCAAGAGAAGTTAGGGTCTCGTATCGGCGTTGCTGGCGGGGCAATTTCTCAATGGGAAGGGGATAAGACTAGGCCTATTGGGGAAAACTTAATGCGTCTAGCCGCTGAGCTGAGGTTATCTCCAGATTTTATTTTAACTGGCAAAAATGCTAGTACCACAGTAACCCCCTCTGGAATCGACTCTTCTACCGCGCCACTAATCACGTACATGCAATCAAAGGCATGGGGTAAAGATAGTAGCTATAGAGAATTGGATGGGGGTATTAACTTCATCCAAACAAACATAGACTTATCCAGATCAGCTTTTGCCTTAGCGATTAAAGGTCGCGGGATGGAGCCTGAGTTTAGTGAAGGGGATATCGTGTTTATTGACCCCTTGGTTACAGCACTACCTGGTGATTTCGTTCTTGCAGAGATCGAAAATAATGAAGTTCTTTTCTTGAAATATCGCCCCAGAGGCAAAGATGTAAACGGGGACGTTTTCGAACTTTCTCCGCTAAACGATGATTACGCCAAGTATAGGTCCGACACCTCAAAAATTCGGATCATTGGTGTAATGGTCGAGCACCGCAGATACAGAACCACATCATAACCATATAAAATTAAACCGCCTCGTGCGGTTTTTTTTGGCTCATTATCACAAAGCTAACGCCTCCCACATCCAAATTTTAAGTTTACTTCAAAATACCCTTGCAGTTAATCTTAAGATGTCTTAAATTAAATCCATCGACAGCGAACAGGCAGGACGCCCACGAAGTTGCCGCCCGAGGCACACGAAGATCGGGATGATTCGCTTACCAGGTTCACAGCAGAGGGTTACACGGTGGCACTTTCATTCACAGTTTTAGCTGGCAAACCGGATAGCGACGACGCAGGTTACTGCGAGAACATCAAGTTCTGTGATGACGCTGAAAGCTTCGAAGCGGCCCAGAAAATCATTTCAGATAACAAGCTTTATACGTACCCGATTTGCCGCATTGAAGTAACCGGTTTCAATATTTAACACCGACCGAGCCACACTGGCGCACCGAGGCATCATGAGCGCAAAAGGTTGGAAGGCTTTGGTTTATAGCGCGGTTGTTAGTTTTGTTATTTGGTTGTTGCTAGGCACTTTGATAGTGGTGTACGTCGCCGGGTGACCGGCGCACATCGGTATGCTCACTCACCCTTTCCCTTAAGTTTGGGAGCGGTGGAGGATCCTAACTCATGAGTGAGCATACAGATGTGGTATCCGGTGATAGACGGGCTTCCTCCCCGTCTGTGGGTTCAACTCCCATCACCACACGTAATGCGCCGCGTCGGCGGCACTGCAGCGAAAGCAAGCGCAGATATCCGACGAAGATTTGCTGTGTGTAGTGAAGCCTTTGCGGCTGTTCTGATTTGGGTTGGTGTCAGCCGCATTTTTTTCACATATCAGGTGGCGTACTGTTCCGGAAATTACTTTTAATCCTACACAGTATAAAAGCCCGGCGCGGTGCGCCACCTGATGTGTGAGTAATTAACGGGAGCCAGCGCTATGCGGGCGTCTGGCCTCCATTCTTAAAACCCGATTTTCTATCTGCGAAAAGTTGCCAATTCTGGCAGGGCTTCGCTTTGCCGAAAATCAGTGTTGGGGAATTAACGTATGAGCAACTTGATTAGCATCCTTAAAAAGAAACGCATTGAGCACACAGTTGATGGCAAGGGCGTTATTACCGTTCCTGATGATTTGAATTTATGGCGTAGTGGTATTACTGCTTTGCCAGAAGGCCTGAGCGTCGGCGGTAGCCTCGACCTGCGAGGCACCGGCATCACCGTACTGCCAGAAGGCCTGAGCGTCGGCGGTAGCCTCGACCTGGAAGGCACCGGCATCACCGTACTGCCA